ACGTTGTAAGCGATTACCGCACCACTCGTCAGATCGATGCTCGTAAAGTTGCCATACAAGACCATCCCTGCCGCAAGCTCGGTTGCGTCCTGTCCGGTACAGATGTCATCGAGGTTCGTAATGTTACTAGCTTGCGCGGCAAGCACGGTTGTTTCCGTTGCTTGGATGGCAAACCAATTGCCCGTATGAACGGCAGTATCATTAATGTACTCACCCCCATTAAGACCGAGTCCGCGATATTCACTTGTAGATGCCATAATATATTTCCTGTTATGCTGGTGACGCTATGGTCGTGCCATAGGTTTCGATTAAAATTGGTTGGGATTGTCCTTCTTGTCTTTCGAGCTTGTCCAACTCGACTTGCAGGACTTGTTCCGCTTGTTGAAGAGCGACTTGCGCTTTCTCAGTTTGCCCATCAGCAGTTAGCCAGTCGCTATACGCGCCAATTATCGCATACTCCGAAAATACCCAAGGGTAGTCAGTCGCGCTTCCTCCATACGATGGGAAGGGTATTCTGTAATGTACCCATACCGGACTCGTTGACGAACGGTTTGGCATAATAGCTTCCCCATAGTCACTCGATCCCGTGACAAATATGTTACGAAACGCAATGTCTGAAAAATTGCTACCCCCATAGGGGTCTTTGTCAGTCACTCGGAACACTTCGCTTATCGTAGTTCCGAAGTCCAGGTAACTGAGCATATTCGCAGTTGCAGTTGCTCCTGAGCCTGAGCCTCCGCTAAAGCTTACCGCAGGGGCAGAGACGTATCCCGTGCCATTCGCAGTTACCGCAATGCCATTTACCTCTCCATCGCTATTGATGGTCGCAGTCGCAGTTGCCGCTCCCGCTACAGTAACGGTTGGCGCAGAAGTGTATGAACTACCTCCGCTACCCACGTCTATGCTCCTTACCCGAAGATCAGGAATGATCTGCGTAAGGCGCGATACGAATGGCCATGCGGTACGATCCCATGCCAAGCGTCCGAAACGATTGAAGCTACGAGTGGATGCGTCAGTCTCTGCGCTCAATAACGAGTCTACCCCAATCATTTGGGTCAAACTCGTCCGCATCCCGCTGACCGTTGTTACTCTCATGCCAGTTCCAAGCCTCCCTGGAAGGTCTTCTTGTCAAATGATTTGGTCTTCAATGAAGGATTGTCACGCAGGAACTCATCAACGAATTGCTTGTCTGCCCAGCATCCCGGTTTGAACTGTTCCCATCTAAAGTACTCGCGTGCTGGGATAGTCGCTTTCAATTGCCCTACCCCATCCATCATTCCACCTTGTTCGTTCTCCTTGCCACATTCTATTTCGCGCTTTTTTGCCTCGAACTTTTCGAGGTCAACCTCGTAACGCAAATGACGTTCAAGGTTTTTCATGAACGTCGAACCGTTTCCTTCTTTCCACTTAGGTATGAAAATCTCGGACATAGTTGTTAAGGGTTAACTTGCCGTGTCGGGGCGGATCGCGGAAATAACCCACAAGCGCGATCCAACCCCTAAACAACGACAAATATATTAGCCTACGTCGTTAGCGCTATGCATTGCCAAGTAGATATCCAACTCGCCTGCGGTAAGCGCGGATGGCGAACCGGAAGAGGAGTTGGTGAACTTGATCTGCAAGGCATCAGCGGCTGCGGCAAAAGTCCCGGCAAGGGTCTTTGGTACTGCACCCGAAGCGGCAATGATCGGGCCAACTGCGGTTACGGAAGTGGACTCGATGAAGTTATTCGGGTCACCGTCCGTTCCCAATTCAGCTGCCAGCGCACCAGTACCAGTCATTGCGGTACTAACGTTGATCATAGCTTTCGAGATGACGAAGTCTGTTGGTGTGTTTCCAAGAGCAACGGTGACGGTATCGGAAGACCCTGAGCCTTCGTCAATGTCGGTGTAAAGGATCTTCCACTTGTGCGTGTATCCTTGTGCGCGTTCTTGGTTCGAGAGGACGCTCTTGCGAGCGTTTCCTAGTGTTACGTCGGTATTAGCCATTTCTTAAATCTCCTTGATGTTAGATGGATTAGTTAAAGAACCCGTGAGCCTTTGGAGCGTAGCAGGCAAGTCCGGCAATGACGTCAACAAAACCTCTGCGCCCGCCTCCTTGGTCTTCCAGTTCGGTAGCGGACTCAGCTTTGAGCGAGTGCATTCCGACGTATTCTGGGTCAACGAGCAATCCGGCATCAGCGTCAACGGTATCCGATCCGCTCGTCCGATTCACGAAGAGCGAAGGAACGATTGCAACGTTACCAAAGTCTCCTTCGTAGAGATTCACGGTAAGCGTGATCTTGCGGGAATCGGCATCCTGGTTGACAACGTAAGTGCCATTGGCTGCGGCAAGCTGACGCGAGAAGTTGCTGATCTCTTGCTTGAGGCTTGGGCCTGCAATCAAGGTCAACTGTCCACCGGGCATTCCGTTAGCTTCGTAGAGTTCTTGAAGAACGCTATTGAAGGTAGCTTCGGTCTGCGTGCCTGTGGTATCGTTAGCAACGCTTTGGTAAGCGGCAGGAACGTCGGAAGGTTGTCCACCCGATCCGAGCCACTTGAGCAATCCGCGAGTCTTGTAAGGCGTGCCTGATCCGGCTTCTGCCTGACGGTCTTGCGCGGAACAGAATGCGGCTTCGATAGAACGCTTTACGTTTCTTACTGCTTTGCTTTCTGCATTTGCGAATTCTGAAGACACGCCTGCGGTGTCCACAAGTTGCTGAATGTCAGAGACTTGAAAAGTATCTCTAAACTTCTGAACGTAGTTTCCTAAACGAGTGCGATCTTCAGCTTGGTTTGTAAAGCTTTGAACATCAAGACCTTCGGAAACTCCATCAAAATTTGGAGTACTAAGTTTATCGGCCTGCCATTCTACGAATGTTCCGGTTGCTTTTGCCTTCTTCATCATGCTGACGAGTGGCGTTGATTCAGGTTCTAGCACGCTGATTATCGACGTGAGATCTTCTCTATTGCCTGCGGTATTATAGCTTGTACTTGAAGCCATTGTGGTATCCTCCTTGGTTTGTTAAATTAAGATGCGGTTGCCCGCTTGAGTTTTATGTAGTGTTGATAGTCTGTGATGTTGCCCGATTCCTCGAACTTGGCCTTAGCCGCTTGCAGAACTTTCTTTCGTTGCGAGTTCTCCGTCCTTGGCTTGGTTGCTCCGGCTTCGACTGAAGCGACTGGAGCTTTGGGCTTGGGTTTCGGTTTACTCGAATCGACCTGGCGCGCTTGTACCGACTTCATTCCTTCGATCATCAATCCCAAAGCAAAGTTTCCATTGGGCAGATGCTGAAGCAAAGGCTTGTAAAGCGGGTTGTCCTTGGTCTGCATAAACAGTTTGTACTCTTCGCTCTCCCCATCGCTTAGAAAGGAAAAGGTCTGAACTGCGTGTTGGTCGCTTTGGTGGCGCTCCTCGATCCATTTCTGTCTCGCGGGAGCATCCTTTCGCAGTATCTTGCGAGCGTTAGCCCGTATTCTGCGAAGGTCTGCCTTGGTGTAGGTCTTATCTCCATCCTTGGCGACGTACTCGTTTCCGTCATCATCGTAATCGACTTCGTTTTCAAGTCCCTCTTCCGTCCACTCAATGAGCGTGGTGAGGTTCTCGACTTCCTTAGTCAGCGCGTTGACGTCAGACACGTTATGCAATGCGTTATCCTTTAGGAACTCAGGTTGTTCGGTACTTGCGACTTCGTCCTTGGCTTGGGCTTGCGCCTGTAGCTCGGCATTTTCCGCCAGTAACGCTTTCTTCTGAGCGGTGAGTCTTCCGAATCTCTTTACCGCAGAAGCGTTTAATGCTTTTGCGAGATCCCTTGCCTCATCCTCGGATAACGTATCCAGGTCAATATTGAATTTATTAGAAAGAACGTCCGAAGGTTCTGCGGGCGGCTCGGGTTGCTCCGATTCATCCGGTTCTTCGGTAGACTGTTGTTCCTCGGTTTCCTCTTCTTCCGCAGTTTGTTCTTCAGCGGGTTCGGATTCTTCCTCGGGTTGCTCGGGTGCTTCTTCCGTCTCCTGAGCCTTGAGCAGATTGCTCGCGTACTCTTGGATAGTCAGATTGCCCTCGCTTGGCGTTTCACTCTCCACGGCATTTTGTGAGGATACCGAGTCAACCTCTTGAATTGCTTCTTCCATAATCAACGCATCTCGTAGCGTAGTGTAGCAAAGTGTAATGTAATTCGCCTTACATGGCAATAAAAAACCCCCTCGCGAGCTAGTGTGGCGGATCTCGCAAGGGGGCTACCCCTATGAATGAACTGTTCTAGAGTTTATAGAAAGTGTCTAGTTCTTCGTCTATCGCTTCGAGCTTTCCGCATAGCATGAAGTGTCTGTTCGTACAGGTAACGACTTCGGGTATCTGCAACTGGCGGATCACTTCCTCACGCATCTCTTCGCGCATCTCGATATACTTTAAAAAATTCGGTTCTCCCTTGAGGAAGCTCAATGCTTGCATGGCTTCTTCGGGATCGATTTCGTGGTAAGTCTTTTTCTTGCGGGGCATCTATGTCGCGGTTGGGGTTTCCCCGAATTGCGTTGGGGTCGCTCCGAGTCTGCCAATCTCAGCGTTCTGACGTTGAGTGATTTGCATCTGTCTTTGCTGAAGGTAATTTTGTATACGCTCTTGCAGAGCAGGATCTTGTTGTACCTTTTGCGTGACGTCGGGTTGAGCCAGCCATTGCTGAAATACTTGAAGCTTCATCTCATGGGAATCATTCGGACGAACGTTAGGAGGCACGCCTGCATATATCTCCGCAATCGTCTGCCTCTCCTCCTCAACCGCTTTTTGCGATGCGGTTTCCTTGGGTACGATGATGCTCTCTGCCGCTCCCGGTAAGATTTGTCCGACTGCAACCTGGAGGAGTCGCTCGGTATCAAGCACTCCGTTCTTGTCAAGCATACCGCCAAGCTCGGCTATTGCCTTTACGCGCTCGACCATTTGCGCGGGATCTTGCGTGGCGGCATCGAATTGCAAGTAAAAGTCAAAGCGTTCCCCCGCGCTACCCTTGGCAAACTTCTGCATATCCTGCATTCCCGTGACACGGAAGTATTCTTGGTCAGGCCCGTATTGCTGATATAAGCTGAATATCTGATCGAGTACTTGCTTGAGATGTTGGAAGCACTTGTCGATGACCTCCTGCTGCTTCATCTGCGCTTCCACGGGATCTACCCCAGGTG